CGGCATCTTCAATATGGACGTGTCAGCGAGCGATATGCAAGTGGGCGATTACGTCTTCTGTGACGTGCCGGTCGGTGCTGTCTCAATCGTCTTCACTGCGCCGACATCAAGCGCAGCAGACGAACTCATTGCGGTTGATAGCAGCGAGATTGAAGCTATCGAACCCGATTGGGTGCTTAACGAAGAGTGGCTCTGCGGTGTTTACGAAGCGTCGATTGACGGTCAAACTAATCTGCGCTCTCTGTCGGGTGTCGCAGTCAAGGTCGGCAACGGCACGTCTCGCACTAACACGAATTGGACTTATGACGCAAACGGCAGACCGACTAACACACCGTCAACGACTATCAACTACACTTGCAAGGACTTTATGAACTTGGCGATGCGTCGTGGCGCAGGCTATCAGCTCATCGACTACGAGATGAGCAAATTTGTCGCTATCTTGTTCTACTGTTACACCGGCTCTCGTGACGCACAAGACTTGTGCGGCTTCGGGCAAGGTGCAGGCGGCAACACCGGCGGCAAAGACAGTCTCGGCAACGCTAACAGTGTGCGTGGCAACTCTAACACCGGCAACAAGGTTCTCGGCTTTGAGAACTTCATGGGTTGCACTTACGAGTGGATGGACAACATCGCAGTCAACGTGTCATCATACAATGACTTCTTACTCGCTCACTGCGAGCAAGGCTCGTACACAGTCAATCACAAGTGGCACATCTACAACCCCCTAACCGGGACAGAGCGTGTCGTGCAAGGTGTCAACTTCACCGGTGCAGAGATTGCTCGTGTGCGTCATGGTCGTTTCTGTGACATCATTGCGTCGAAGTCTTATAGTGACAGCAATTATGCTACTTACTACGCAGACCAACAGACGTATGCAACAACAAGTGGTCGTGTGGTCGGTCGTGCCTACGGCAGCTCGGTTGCGAGCGGCGGTCTCGCCTATGCGTATGCGAGCTACGCATCGTCGTACTCGTTCGGCTACAGCGGCTCTCGGCTCGCCTTCAGAGGCGAAATCGAGCTGAACGAATAAGCGGAAAGCGTCAGAGCGAGAGCGGCGATTTTTCGCCGCTGCTCGCTCTCTATCACGGTAGAGTGTCTCAAAGGTCGTGTGGTCGGTCGTGCCAACAACAACTCGAATGCGAACGGCGGTCTCGCCTATGCGAATGCGAACAACGCATCGTCGAACTCGAACGGCAACAACGGCTCTCGGCTCGCAAACAGTCAAAGCATCACAAATCGTCTCTACGGCACAGCGCACGAGATGCGCACAGCAGAGGGCGAGAGACACGAGCCGCAGTAACAGCGAAACATTCAAATGTTGACAAAACTTGAATGTTTTGGAAAACTGAAAAATCACGAACACGCAGAGAGATTGGTAGGTTAACTCTCGAACATCTCGGCTGCGAGGAACTGAAGGCATAATAACAATGAAACGCATCGGCTACGTCATAGAAGAAATCATTGAGCAGAGCAACCTCGACAACTCTTTCGATACTGTGCTGCGTGGTAATCACCGCAAGCGATTGAGAGAGGGCAAGTGGCTGCTCGCACATCGTCGAGAGTTTCTTGACAAGCTGCGAGAGCGCATCATAGCGGCTGACTTGTCGAAGTATATGCGCTTTCACCCGAAGCTCGTGTATGAGGGCGCAAAGTGGCGCAACATACAAGTCTTCCCGATGTCGGCTCGCATTGCTATCAATGCCGTGATGTCGGTCGTTGACCGTCATCTGAAACAACGCTTCATTCGTACTACCGGCGCATCAATCAAAGGTCGTGGACTGCACGACTTGAAGCACTACATCGAGCGAGACATAGCTAACGACCCAATCGGCACACGCTATGTCTATAAGTTCGACATTCGCAAGTTCTACGAGAGTGTCAAGCAAGATTACATCAAGTATTGTGTGCGACGTGTGTTCAAAGACAAACGACTAATCAAGCTGCTTGATGATTTCGTGTCGCTGCTCGACAGCGGCATATCAATGGGAATGCGCTCTTCGCAAGGTCTCGGCAATCTGTTGCTCTCAACGTATCTTGACCACTACTTGAAAGACCGTTTCGCAGTGCGCTACTATTATCGCTATTGCGATGACGGTGTTATTCTCGCAGGTGACAAGCGTACTCTGTGGCGCATTCGTGACATCGTGCATGAGTGCGCAGCACGCTGCGAGTTGCACGTCAAAGATAGCGAGAGCGTGTTCCCGATTGAGCAGGGCATTGACTTTCTCGGTTTTGTCATCACACCGACACACTCACGACTGCGCAAGCGTGTCAAGAAAGCATTCGCTCGCAAGCTAAAGCGAGTAAAGTCACGCAAGCGCAGAGTTGAAATCATAGGCTCGTTCTATGGACTTGCGAAACATGGCAACTGCCGTAATTTAATGAAGACATTACTAACAAGAAAAGAAATGAACAAGTTTAGCGAACTCGGTGTAACTTACACACCGCCTGACGGAAAGAAACGATTTCTCGGTAAAACTGTGCGGCTCGGCTCAATCGTCAACAGTCTTATCGAGATATATGACTACGAGCGAGACATCAAGACTGCGCACGGTACAGACCGCTACGTTGTTCAGTTTCGCTACCCGGACACTCACGAGTACGGCAAATTCTTTACAGCAAGTGAAGAAATGAAGTCGATACTTGACCAAATAGCAGAGAAAGGCGCATTTCCTTTCGAGACAATCATCAGAAGCGAGTGCTTTGACGGTAACAAATATAAATATATCTTCACATGATTACATCAGACTTTTTCAAGGTTTACGGCGCAGAGAGCCGTGAAGACGCTCTCATCAAGCTGCGCAGCAACAAGTATCTTATCGTGTTTGGCTTCTTCACTGACAGTGACGGCTCGTATCGTTGGCGCAAGCAGTACGACCACAAGCCGACGCTCGCAGAGCTGAAGAACGACATCAACACTCTCATCAATGCGATGACCGATGAAACTATCTTGACCGGCTTCGAGTGGAACAACAAGCCGGTGTGGCTCTCGCAAGAGAACCAAATCAACTTCAAAGCGGCTTACGATTTGGCGGTGCAGACCGACGGCGCAATCCTGCCTATCAAGTTCAAGCTCGGCGAAGACAGCGACGGCAACCCGGTCTATCACACGTTCACGTCGCTCAACGCTTTCACTGACTTCTACACGAAAGCCGTCGCATTCATCACAGCTGCGCTCAATGCAGGGTGGCAGCAGAAAGATAGTGTCGATTACTCTGTTTTCAACTGCGATGAGTAACGGCTGTGGGTGCGAGCGTGGCTTGCTGCGGTACATCAAGCCGCCATACGCAAAGCGATATTATGTGCCGTGCGTGATACACGATGATGCTTACGAGCGTGGCGGTGATGAGAGCGCACGCAAAGAAGCAGACATCACTCTGTTTCACAATATGCAACGTGTGTCACGCTCGCACTCTCGTATGCCGTTAACGCTCGTATGGCTCACGCTCATTGCGCTGCTCTATTATGCGAGTGTCAGATTATTTGGTCGTTTTTATTTCACATATCACGAATGATTACACTACATTTTAATTCTACAACACTTGACGTGCAAGAGAATGACAGCTCGTATCTCTATCGCTCGCTGCAAAACAAACCGCAGCTCGTGCTGAAGTTCTCGCTCACGAGCTACGTTGACATTCCCGTCGGCACAACGTGCAGCTACAAGGGTGTGCAATATACGCTGTGGACTGCGCCCACAATAAAAAAACAAGGCACTCGCAATATTGAGTACACGATGACGCTATGCACAGACCAAGAGCTGCTATCGCACTACAAGCTGCGCAACACTGTTGACCGTCGCTTGAAGTGGTCAATGTGCGCACGACCACACGAGTTTGCGCAAGAGATAGTCAACAATCTCAACGCTCGTGCCGGCAGTGAGCTGTGGCACGTCGGCACTTGTCTCGAAAGCACAGAGAGAACAATCGAGTTCAATCACACGACGATAGCCGAAGCGGTGTCGCAAGTCGCAACAACTTTCGAGACTGAATGGGAGATTGACAACTACACGCTCTCGTTCAAGAAAGTTGAGTACAACAAAGACAACCCGATTGAGCTGTCTTACGGCAAAGGTAACGGCTTCGTGCCGGGTGTCGGTCGTGCTGCGGTCAATGACAAGCCGCCGATTGACGTTCTCTTTGTAGAGGGTGGTGACAGAAACATAGACCGCTCGAAGTACGGCTCGAAAGAGCTGCTATTGCCGAAGTCGCAGCAGTTGGTCTATGAGGGCAAGACCTACGAGAGTGACGCAGACGGTTACAGCGTGCATCGTGTCGGCAACACTCGCACGACGCAGTACGAGGAAAGTCTTGATTGCTCGGAAATCTATCCGTCTCGTGTCGGTGAAGTGACAGCTGTCGATGCTGTCAACCCGGCAAAGAACTTCTATGACATCATCGACAACACGATACCGGCTGCGCTCAATTACAATGACTACATCATCGGCGATGAGAGCATGACGCTTATCTTTCAGTCGGGAATGCTCGCCGGTCGTGAGTTCGAGATACAATACAAGCACAGCGAGCGACGCTTTCGGCTCGTGCCTGACACATTCGACGATGTTGTGATGCCTGGTGGTGTGTTCTTGCCTGCTGTCGGCGACAAGTACGCAATCTTCGGCTGTATGCTGCCCGATGAGTACATCTGCGACAACGACAGCAAGACCGGCGCATCGTGGGACATGATGCGTGAAGCAGTGCGCTATCTCTACGAACACGAAGACCAAGAGTTCACGTTCACCGGCACGCTGCAAGCGAAATGGGCGAGAGATAATTGGCTCGCAATCGGCGGTCGGCTCAAAGTCGGTGGTTACGTTCTGTTTAGCGACACGCAGTTTGCGCCCGACGGTGTGCTTATACGCATCACCGGCATCAAAGAGTTCTTGACTTCGCCGTACTCAATCACGCTCGAAATCTCTAACTCAACGCAGGGCGGTGGCTTCAGCTCTACGATGCGCAATCTCGAAGGTCTCGAAGTCGTGATTGACGATACGAAGCAACAGCTTGTGCAGTACACAAAGCGCAGATTTCGAGACGCACAAGAAACGATGTCGATGCTCGAAAACTCGCTGCTCGGCTATGCTAACAGTGTGAACCCTATAACTGTGCAGACAATGGCTCTGCTCATCGGCGACGAAAGTCTGCAATTCCGCTTCATCACAGCTCGTGACAACGATACTATCGTTAACAACGTAGTAAACTATAATCAGCAGACGAAAGTCTTGACGTGCGCAGCTACGTTCTTGCAGCACATGACGCTCGATGTGTCTATGTCATCGTCTCACGCTCTGTCAGAGTACAAGATTTGGCAAATGCGCTCGTACACGTCGCCGGCTCTCGACACAGCAGAGCAAGCATACTATCTCTATGCGAAAGTCGCTCGTGAAGACACTACTGCTGTCGGCGAGTTCGTGCTATCTACAACGGCAATCGCAATGACGGCCGTCGCAGGTTACTATCATCTGCTTGTTGGCATCTTGAACAGTGAGTATGACGGTGAACGCTCATTTGCAACGATGCACGGCTTCACAGAGATATTACCCGGTCGTGTGACTACACAGCGCATCGTCTCTGAAGACGGCAAAACATACTTCGACTTGGCTAACGGCGAGATTGGCGGCATCATCAAGTTTCTCAACGGCAGCAACGAGTACACGACACTCATCGACGGCGGCTATATCAAGACTGAACTCATCAATGCTCAACTGCTTGAAGTGGCTCGTGTGCTTGCCGGTGACGCAGACGGCAAGCGAGTAGTCATCAATCCCGATGACAAGTCAGTGTATATCTACGATGAGAACAACGTACTTGTGACAGTCTTTGAAGGCAACAGCTTCAGCAGCATCAACGAGCTGTTCGGTGATGTGTCGGGCGATGCGACAATGATTGCGGCGACACAGAGCCACGAGTGGGACTATCACGCAGAAGAACACGGTGACGTTAGCGGTGGTACTGTTGATGTGAGTGATGTGCTACAAACCACGACACCGGCAATCATCGACATCGGCGGCTCATTGCACTGTTGGGGTTATACTAACGAAGACCACAAGGGCGAAGGCTACAATGAAGCTCAACTTGACTTATATCTTGACACATACAGCGATGCTGCTTGCACACAGCTCGTGCAGCGTCAACTCATCGACTATTGCTATCTCACAATCAATGCGACTGAAGAAGAAGTCGAGACCGGCTCACGCAGTAAGGCGGTGAGCAAGAAAGTCAACGTCGCAGCAGGCTATCACAAGCTGTGGGTGCATTGGCGACTATTCGTCAACTACTTGCAGAACGGCGATTATATGGCTCTTGATTGGAGCAATCTCGCAGCTCACTACAACACGCAGTTCTACATCAGTCGCTTCTTTGCTAACGGCTTTGTCATCGGCTCACGTCGAGATAACTATGTGCTTGCTCTCAATGATGCGACTACCGGCATGACTTTCAGTGTTAACAACGGCGGTCGTGAGTTTGAAGTCGGCGCAAACGGCATACGTTACAAGACATCAAGTCAAGACACATGGCACAATTTAGCTTGATTGTTGATAAGACACGAAAGTTTTAGTGCTTGACAAGTACCAAAAACACTTATCTTTGCAACAAAAAGAAGTACATTATGCAAGAAGTATCAAACATCTGTAAAGCTATATGGTTAGCAATCGGCGGTGCGGTCGGTTGGCTCGTTGACGTGTTCGAGCCAACATTTCCGCTTGTCATCGTGATGATTTTGTTCGTAGTTTACGACGCAGTGACAGCATTTCAGCTCGACAAGCGAGTGCGATTGGCGCACCCGACACAAGTCAAAGAGCGAAAGAGCAAATTCAGCTCATACTTGTTCGGCAAAGTCGTGCGTGAGACGATACCTAAACGGCTCGTTCTCATTCTGCTCGCTTTCTTGTGTGAGAAATATGTCTGTGTTCACGTCAACATACCGCTGTCATATATCGTCACGGGTGTTATATGCTTTGAGCAAGCGTGGTCGATACTTGAAAATGAAAGCTCGTGTCGTGATGAGAATGAGGGACGCTTTTATAAGGTACTTCAGCGCATAATGATTGATAAGACAGAGCGTCATTTTGAAATTGAACTTGACGAACTTAAAAAAGATAAGAAAGATGAAGACAATTAAACGTGGCAGCAGGGGCGATGAAGTCAAGCTACTTCAGCGTGCTTTGCATCTTGTTGAAGACGGCATTTTCGGTGTCATCACCGAAGAAGCTGTGCTTGCTCATCAACGTGCTTACGGTCTCGTTGCAGACGGCATCGTCGGCGCATTGACATGGGCAACGCTCGGTGTCAACGACACAACCACATCGAGCAGTCTCAAACTCAAATCAAAGCGCAACATCACGAAGCTCATTGTGCATTGCACAGCAACTCGTGAGGGCAAGAACTTCACGGTCGAAGATGTGCGCAGGTGGCACGTCAAAGAGCGTGGGTGGAGTGACATCGGCTATCACTTTTTGATATATCTTGACGGCTCTATTCACGCAGGGCGACCAATCGACAAAGTGGGAGCGCACACGTCAGGACACAACACTAACTCTATCGGCATCTGCTATGTCGGCGGTCTTGATGCTAACGGAAAAGCAAAAGACACTCGCACCGATGCACAGAAGAAAGCACTGCGCAAGCTGCTGACAGATTTGAAGAAAATTTACCCGAAAGCGACAATTCACGGTCACTACGAGTTCGCCAACAAAGCGTGTCCGTGTTTCAAGCCAAAAGACGAGTACAAAGACTTATGAGCAACAACTTGAACGACAAAGAACGTGAAGCGGTTGCAATCGTCGGTGGCGGTTGCTTCACGATTGCGCTCGCTCTGCTGTTGCTCGCAATCGCTCTGTTGCTTTGTGGGTGTCGCTCGAAGCGTGATGTCGTGCGTGAAGTCACAGTCATTGAGACGCACGACAGCATCAGCTATATACACGACACACTCTATTTCGATGTGCCGGCACAATCGGCAGAAGTCGTAACTCGTGACAGCGTGTCACAGCTTGAAAACGACTACGCTGTGAGCATCGTGTCGCTCAACAAAGACGGCTCGCTGTCACACAAGCTCAATGCGAAGCCGCAAAGCGTGCCGGTGCCGTATGAAAAGCCGGTGCAGACGAAGACGCAAGTCATCTTCAAAGACAAGCGCATCGAAGTGCCGGTGCCGGTCGAAAAGAAACTGACAGCGTGGGAGCAGTTCCAGTTGCGCTCGTTTTGGGCATTGCTCTCGCTTTCGGCGGTCGCAGTGTGCATTATCTTCCGCAAACCATTATTTTCACTCATACGAAGATTTATATAAGGTAAATTGTTTTTCATAGCACAAGGTATTTAAGGTTAATTAGCGTAGCGACTATCTGTGACAGACGGTCGCTATTTTTTTGTCAATCCAAAAAATTGCACTACCTTTGCACTGCTGTTGCAAATCGTCAACAGTTGCGTTGGGACACTTGGTGGCTGAAAGGACACGTTCTCGTATCTGACTTGCGTAGGTCATCAAGGGTCTTTTTTTATCACTTTTGTTACTCGTTTGTGACTTGTCGAAATTTGTTACTCGCTAACATGTCTGTAAATCTCTTATTTACACAACTTTGACAATGTTCTGCGTGGGAAAGTAAACTTTCTGCATCGGAAAGTGAGCGAGCGCACACATATAATATATAAATAGCATATCAACGACATATAAACGGCGAAATAGCAGCTACAACACCAAAATCATTTTTTTGGTGTTGTTTGCTATCTATATGCTATTATTTTGTTACTTTTGCGGTGCTATTTTGTTACTCGGTGTTTTTCGAGTAACAAAAGTAACAAAGTAACAACTTATAAACAACGCAACTATGAGAAAGAAAGCAAAAGCAAAAGAGCCGATACGATTGCGGCAGCGCAAGCTATCAGACGGTAACATTTCGCTATATCTTGACGTGTATCGGGACGGCAAACGCAGCTACGAGTTCTTGAAACTCTATCTTGTGCCGGAGCGCACCCGTGAAGACAAAGAGCAGAACCGACAGACAATGCAACTCGCACAGTCAATCAAAGCGCAGCGCATCGTCGAGATGCAGAACGGCGAGTTCGGCTTCAAGTCGAAATTCGCTGAAGACACACTCTTTTTTGAGTTCTATCGTGCAATGTGCGAAGCACGTCACGGCGAAGAGAGCAATGGTAATTGGGGTAATTGGTACTCTGCTCTGAAACACTTGCAACGCTATGAGCGCAATGAGCGCATCACGTTTGCAGAGATTACACCGCAATGGGTGCAGGGTTTCAAAGACTATCTCGAAGATGCAGCCTACACGAATGACGGTCACTATAATGAAGACGGCATCGTGCGCAAGCTATCTCGCAACAGCAAAGTGTCTTACTTCAACAAGCTGCGAGCGTGTCTCAATGAAGCATTCGAGAAACGCATCATCGCTTACAACCCGATGCGTGGCATTGAGGGTTTCAAAGCCGAAGAGGGAACAAGAATGTATCTCACCATTGACGAAGTGCGCAAGCTCGCACAGACACCATGTCGCAGCGAGGAAGTAAAAACTGCGTTCTTATTCTCGTGCTTGACCGGCTTGCGTCGCAGCGACATTGCCAAACTCACATGGGGCGAGGTGCATCAGCAAGGCGAGTTCACACGCATCATCTTTCGTCAGAAGAAGACCGGCGGTCAAGAGTATCTCGACATCACAAAGCAAGCTGCTGCGCTCATGGGCGAGCGTGGCGCAGACGATGAGCGAGTGTTCAAGTGGTTCAACTCACCCGGCTCGACGAATGACATCATTCGTGTGTGGGTGGCAAATGCCGGCATCAACAAAGACATCACTTTTCACTGTGGGCGACACACATTCGCTACTATGATGCTCGACCTGGGCGCAGACATCTACACAGTGAGCAAGCTGCTCGGTCATGCAGACATCAGCACGACGCAGATTTATGCGAAAGTGCTTGACAAGAAAAAGCAAGCAGCGGTCGCAGCCATTCCCGACGTGTTCGGCACGACTGAAACACAAAACGAGACAGAACAGACAAAGTGAGAGAACATATTGCTGCACGCATAAAAAACGGCAACATTTGCGCATAAAATATTCCAAAAAATGTCAACAAAGTACTGAAAAATATTCCTATTGCATAAAGAGCGCAGCGAGAAATCAATCAATCTCGCTGCGCTTTTCTTGTTGTGGAGGAAATTAACTTCCCTCACAATAGCATTTTGCTCACGTCACATTTGCGGTGAGCAAAATTCAAGTGTCTGTATCTTACAATCTTACGCTATCATAAAAATCTATGACAGTTGCAGAAGTCGCAACAGTCATTTGCCAAACATCGTGCCACGACCCGTGAGCAGCCAATCTGCACTCACACCGCAATCACGCACGAGCGGCACGCACCAACCAATCTCAAAGAAGCCTTTGTTCAGGTCTTTGCGCTGCGTGTATAAGTGCGGCATATCAATCTCGTTATCTCTGCAATACTGTGACACACTTGCGATGCGATGAGAGTTCTTGCACTCTTGCAGTACAGTAAAGAAACGTGTCATCACTTGTATCGTGTCGATTGAGTAGTTACGTCGCTTGCTCATAGCTTGTAGATGTCAGTTCTCAACCACAAAATATCGTCGTAGAGCGACGCAATTTCATCGGTCGAGAGATTGTTCACTTTGCGTCTGTCAAGCTCGTAGGCGAGCTGTTTCTGTGCGTCTGCGAGCTTCTGTGCGCTCACGTCACGATGTGCGAGCGCATCTTTCATCAAGTCGATGACTATTCTGCTGTAATCTGTCATATCACCAATCTGTCATGTAAGTTTCTTGAAACATTTTCACATCACCTAACTTGTAGGTCAGAGCGAGCATCAACGGCTTGCCCGGTGTCTTTGAGCGTACCTGCGTGAAGTCAACATTGTTGATGCCTTCAGTACACTCGAATGTTGTCACTTCCATATCATCACGAGCAATCGTCTCACGAGCATTGACGATGTGCAGCACTCGCACTCTCGACGTTGCTACGTTCTCAACGGTGATAGTGCGCTCGCTTCTGTCAATCGTGAACACTGTCTGCGCTTCTACTAATTCACCGTCATCGACGCTCATAAAGCGTGTCGTTAACTGCTGCGCATCTGCGAGAGCTGCGCTCATCAACACGACAAAGAGCGTCATCAGTCTTACAATCGTTCTCATCTGCTGACTTCGGTTTTATCGGTTATCTTTTCAATCACAGAGATAAGTCGGTCAATCTGCTCATCACGCTTCTGCACGAGCTTGCGCATCTCTGAAATCTCATCAATCGCTTTGTCTATCGTGCGAGACGAATTAACGTTGACTTTCGAGTTCACATTGTTGTTGCCATTGCCGGCAACGCTCACTGCGTCATCAGCCGCAGAAGACGAAATCGTTTCGCCTTCGCCGTCGATAAGTTGCATGAGCCGCATAGCACTTTCGGGAACAGTCTTGCCCATTTCCCAATTCTGTACGGTGCGCAGGGTAACACCGCATCGTTCTGCGAGTTCACGCTGTGTCAAGCCGTGAAGCTCACGAAATTTTTTTATGTCTATTATTTTACTCATAGTTAGAAAGTTAGATGTTGTTAAACAATTATCTGCGAAATTTTCTACGAAATTATTTCGTAAAAAGTTTGGTCAATACGAAATCATTGCGTAATTTTGCAGCGCAATAGTTAATTTACTATTGCCGCAACACCTTAAAAATTGCGTGCAAAAGTAAATAATTAGTGCGTAACAAGCAAATTTTCACAACATTTTTAATATGAAAGCGAAGAAAAAGTCATTAAAAGAACTCTACAATGAGCGTAAGCAGATGCCTACGCACGCAGAAATGTTCATCACCGAAGTTGCAGAATTGACACATCGCTCTGCAAACACGGTAAAGATGTGGTTACTCGGTCGGCAAGTTCCCGACGAGCTGACGCAAAGCGTCATCGCCGACCATTTCAATGTAGATATTAACGGTCTCTTCCCTATTGAGACGCTAAAAGCAACAGCACTATGAAAGCATTACTAACTAATTGGCGCAGCTATGCGCTCGCAGTCATCGCAATCGTCGGTCTCGCACTCTTATTGAGCGAGCCGGCTGAAGACGCAAACTTTTTGCTCACTATCTTGTGGACGAAGACGCTCGGTTTCGCAGCTCTTTATGCGTGCTTCAAGCTCTCGAACTATTGGGAGCGCACCGGCGCAATCGACTTCACCTCACTCACTAACATTGATGACGCATGGGAGTAGAAGAACGACTTGAACGCATCGAGCGACTTATGCTTATCACCTCAAAGTCAGTTCTCGACACACAAGAAGTCGCTCTGTTGCTCGGCATCAGCGAGAGCCGGGTGCGCCACTTGACAGCAGCTCGTGACATACCTCACTACAAGCAGGGAAAGTCAGTGTACTTCAAGAAGTCAGAGATTGAGCAGTGGCAACTCGCTCAACGCATACCGACAAACGATGAGATTAGAAGTCAAGCAGTGACACACGTCGCTAAATCAAGACTAACAGTGTAACTAATTTATAACAACGCAATGAAGACGATTAAAATCAAGTCAATGCACTTCGTGAACTTCAAGGGTTTGCGAGACTACTCAATCGAGTTCAACGCTGACATCACGAGAGTGCTTGGTCGCAACGGCAGCGGCAAGACAACTATCTTTGACGGCTTCACTTGGTTGCTCTTTGGCAAAGACAGTGAAGACCGACAGACATTCAACATCAAGACGCTTGATGAGAACGGCATCGCAATTCCGCAGATACCGCACGAAGTGAGCGCAGTAATCAACGTGGACGGCACCGACATCACGCTGCGCCGTGTCTATGCAGAGAAATGGGTAAAGCGTCGTGGCACAGTGAGCGCAGAGTTCACGGGTCACACCGAAGAACGCTACTACAATGACGTTCCCTGCACAATGAAAGATTATAACGAGAAAATCGCAGAGCTGTGCAGCGAGCAAGTATTCAAGTTCATCACGAACCCGACCTATTTCTCACGTCAGAAATCAGACGTGCAGCGTGCGATGCTCATTCGCATGGCCGGCGGCATCAGTGACGAAGACATCGCAGCCGGTAACGACGATTTCACTGCTCTACTCGCACAGCTCACCGGCAAGACGCTTGATGAGTACAAGCGTGAAATCTCATCGAAGCGCAGCAAGCTCAAAGCAGAGATTGAGACTTTGCCCGACCGCATAGATGAGCGCAAGCGTGACGTTCCCGAAGCAGAAGATTGGTCTGCTATCGAGAGCGAAATCAAGAAGCTCACGAGCGAAAAGTTTGAGATTGACGCAGAGATTGCAGACGCAGCGAAAGCAATGCGCAAAGCGAGTGACGCTCGCATGGCTGTAATAGCAGAGCTTAACAACGTGCGCTCACAGAAGATGCGCCGTGAGTATGAAGTCAAAGAGATTGCTCTCGCAGCATGGCGCAATCGCAAGAGCGAGCGTCAAGCACTGCTCGCAAGCATCGACAGCGACAGCAGGGAGATTACTCGCTTGCAGCAACAGCAAAGCAGCAATGCCAACACGCTGCACAGACTGCTTAACGAGCGTGAGCAACTTGTTGCAGAGTATCGTGCTATCAAAGCAGAGACGCTCAACTTCAGCGAGAGCGACTTTGTTTGCCCGACGTGTCATCGTCGCTATGAAGTGAGCGAGATTGAGAGCAGAGAGCAAGAGATAACCGCCGCATTCAACGAGCGTCGTGCAAAGCGTCTCGAAGAGAACAAGCGCAAAGGTCTCGCAGTGCGCTCGCAGATAGACACGCTCAATGAGCAGCAGCAGATGATTGAAGACAAAATCGCACAGCTGCAAGAGACTATTGTCAAGAGCAAGCAGCAACCGCTCTACAACGAGAGTTTTGATGTTGAGCCGCCGACGCACGATGCGATTGCGAGCGATAGCGAGTACATCGCTTTGTGCGAGCGTGAAACGTCGCTGCAAGAGCAGAGCAACAACACGCTGCAAGAGCAGAGCAACAACACGCTGCAAGAGCAGAGCAACAACACGCTGCAAGAGCAGAGCAACACGCTTGCCGACAAGATTGCAGAGCTGCGTGTGCGTCTGTCAAAGCGAGAAATCATCGAGCGCAACAACGCTCGTATCGCAGAGCTTGAAGAGCAGTTGAAGACACAGAACGCAGAGCTTGCTCGCTTGGAGGGCATCGAGTTCACTATCGCAGAGTTCTCGAAAGCTCGCATCAACGCAGTTGAGCAGCGCATCAATGCAATGTTCAAGATTGTGCGCTTTAAGATGTTCGCAAAACAAATTAACGGCGGTGAAGTCGAGACGTGCGAAGCCACCGTCAACGGTGTGCCGTACAACAACGGTCTCAACAACGCAATGCGCATCATCGCCGGTCTCGACATCATCAACGCAATCTGCAAGTTCGAGGGTGTGACAGCACCAATCTTCATCGACAACGCAGAGAGTGTGAATGACATTCCCGAAACAGTGTCGCAGCTCATCGCTCTCGTAGTGACAGACGATGCTACACTCACTATCGACAACAAGAAACACAGCGCAGCACAGACTACGCTTTTCAACTAATTATAAATCTTAAAATTTTGTGACTATGCAACAGCAAAATCAACCAACAGCGCAACCGCAGACAGCTATCGCAAAGCAGTCTCGCCCGGTTGACATCTTGAAGTCTATGCTCAAAGCAGACAGCGTGCAAGAGCAGTTCACCAATGCGCTCGGCAAGCACCGTGACGCATTCATCGCAAGCGTGATAGACCTATACACGAGCGACAAGTCATTGCAGACTTGCAAGCCGCAAGACATCATCGCACAAGCACTCAAAGCTGCGTCGATGCAGCTGCCTATCAACAAAGCTCTCGGCTTCGCTTACATCGTCGTTTACAACAACAACGTGAAAGTGAAAGATGAGCATGGAGATGACAAGTGGATTAAAGTGCCGACACCGACATTCATTCCTGGTTACAAGGGTTACATTCAGCTCGCTATGCGCACCGGTCAATATCGCTACATCAACGCAGATTTCGTCTATGAGGGCGAACTGCGCACAGTGAACCGCCTGACCGGCGAAGTCGCACTCGACGGCGAGCGCAAGAGCGACAAGATAGTCGGTTACTTCGGCTACATCGAGCTGCTCAACGGCTTCAGCAAGACGCTCTACATGAGTGTCGATGATATGGCGAAGTACGCAAAGCGATATGCGCCGTCGCTCGGCAAAGGTACGACTATCGAAGCTCTCATCAAGCTCGCCAACACAGAGCAGAGCGGCAAGCAGGTCGGTTGGCTCGGCAACTTCAACGACATGGCTCTGAAGACCGTCATACGTCGCTTGCTCTCGAAGTACGGCTATCTCTCTGTCGAGATGCAGGGTGCAGTCGCCGATGACATCGCAGTCAACGAGCAGCGCAACGACTTGCTCGCAGAGAACGCTAACAGCGTCGAGTTCGTAGAAGCCGACGTGCAGTTTGAAGAAGTCGATACTGACACCGGCGAAGTCAAGACAGCGCAAGCGTCTGACAGCACACCGAAAGCAGAGAACGACGCAGACGATGACCCCGGCTATTAAATCGCTTACAGATGAAACTCACGGTTCTTGGTTCATCATCGCACGGCAACTGCTATCTCTTTGAGAGCAGTGACAGCGTGCTTGTGCTTGAAGCCGGTGTGTCGATGCAGCAAGTGAAACGAGCTTTGCATTGGGACATCACGAAGATAGCAGCTTGCATCGTGACGCACCGCCACAAAGACCATGCCGGCTATGTGCGAGAGTTCTTGAAATGTGGCATTCGAGTGCTTGCACTTGATGACGTGTTCGACGCTCTCGACATCAAGAACCGTGTTTTCTGCAAATCAGTCGAACCGCAACACGGCTACATCGTGGGCGATTGGAAAGTCATCGCACTGCGTGTCGTTCACGATGTGCCGTGTGTCGGTTACATCATCGAGCATCGTGAAATGGGCAAGACGCTCTTCATTACTGACACGATGATGCTTGAATATCGTATCGCCGGCATACGTCACTTTATGCTCGAATGTAACTATGCAGATGACATCTTGCAAGACAATATCGACGCAGGCATTGAGCTGCCGTCAAAGCGTGGTCGCTTGCTCGAAACGCACATGGAGCTTGATACGACAAAGCAGATTATTCGAGACAACGACACGAGCAATCTTGATGACGTGATACTCGTGCATCTGTCTGACAACAATAGTGACGCAGAGCGGTTCGAGCGTGAAGTGCGTGCTGTGGCCGGTGTGCCTACCTATATCGCAGACGCAGGTCGTATGTTCACACTATCTAACAACTGACAGCGATGCGACTTATACCTAACAACGTACTGTCAACGCTCGTGAGATGCTTGCCGCTTGTTCTCGACAACGTAGTGAGCAACAATCTGCGAGTTGTGAATGCAGTACGACAACTCAAAATCATTCACAGAAAACTTAAAAAGATTAACGATGAACAACAATCTAACAATCAGTCGTGAGAATGCTCTCGCAGCTTACGACAACACAGATGCTAACGGACGTGAGCTGTTAGAGCATCTGTTCGGCAAAGAACTATTCGTAAAGAAAGACATCACAGAGCGTGTCAAGACGTTTGAAGATGCTTGCGCTGTGTTGGGTGACGAACACCCCTTTGTGTTTATGTTTTCCCACTACTATGCTAATCAGCTTGGTGAGTTCGACGGCGATAACTGCAACAGCGACATCGCAGCTTACATACAACTGCGCATCATCACAGCTGCACTCAATGAGGGTTGGGAGCCGCAGTTCACAGAAGATGAGTGTCGCTATTATCCGTGGTTTGAGTTCTTCACACAGAGCGAGCTTAACGAGATGAGTGACGATGAAAAAGGTCGTGTGGTCGGTCGTGCCAGCAGCAGCTCGTATGCGTACGGCGGTCTCGCCTATGCGGGTGCGCACTACGCATCGTCGGTCTCGGGCGGCGCTTGCGGCTCTCGGCTCGCCTTCAAGACCCGTGAACTCGCAGAATACGCAGGGCGACAATTCGTCGAGCTGTATGCGGACTTCGTGTTTCCCGAAAAAGCGTAAAGCGTAGAGCGAAGCGATATGCAAGG